CAAGATTGATCCTAGTATGTGGGGTGAACTTCTGTTTTATCTAGGTCGATATTATAATAATGCCCTATTAGCAGTAGAATCTAACTCTATGGGTATAGCTACCCTGCAGAAACTAGACAGTACAGGTTATGTAAACCTGTATAGACAAACAAAGATAGCCAATGTATCCTCAGAAGAGGGTATACGTCTAGGGTTTAGGACTACATCTGCTACAAAACCAGCTATTATAGCCAATCTTAAAAACCTGATAGAGAATGAAGAGATACTTATACCATCTGTGCAGATAATCAAGGAACTTAAGGACTATATCTCTACAGATACAGGTAAAACAGAGGCTGCACCTAACTGTTATGATGATTCAGTCATAGCATTAGCCATAGGTTGTGAGGTATTACGTACCCATTGGGACAGATTAGGGACTTCAAATGTGTCATGGAAACAAAAGATGTCTGGTATAGAACAACCTGAAGTAAATTGGTTATAGTATATACCCCTTATAGAACATAAAGACCCTAAGGGTCTAGAGATCCGCGTTGTCCTCATGCGTCCGGTGGTACGCAGCGGTATACCACCACTTATTTATGGAGGATAATATGACTGTAGAAGCTTTTCTTAAATGGAAGATACTACCTAGGTTTATGATGTTAGCTAGTACAGTAATGTCCTGGAGATGTGCTGAATGGTTTATGGATTTACCTGATCCAACAGGAGCACAGTCAGCTTTTGTGTCCGTAGTAATGGGCGTGATGACTGGTGTGTTTGGGATCTGGATGGGTCACGAGCACAAAGGGGACAAATAATGCCAAAGATAAGTGACAATACTGAAGTCGCTTTACCCTTAAGGAATATTATAAGTATGGTTGCAGCAGCAAGCGTAGCAACTTGGGCTTACTTCGGTATTATAGAAAGACTGAATAAAATAGAAACAAGTATAACTATGATGAAGGCTGATTTAGAACAGAATACTAATTTTAGGATTAAATGGCCTCGTGGTGAAATGGGTGCGCTCCCTGCAGATAGCGAACAGTTTATGTTAATAGAACATTTAGCTGGTGAGTTAGAATCATTAGCAACTGAAATCGAAGAAGGTAGAGCGCCATACGATCAACAACAAAAACTCACATTAGAGTTCTATGAAAAAAGAATCTCTACATTAGAAGCACACATAGAAAAGTTGCGTAACGGAGATCACTAATGGTAGAAACTCTTTTTGTTTTATTCTTAACTTTCGGTGGTGAAGCTAAAGAGTGGACACCACATTTTAAACTAACAGAATGTCTTTCTGTAAAACGTAAGATTGATAGAAACGTAGGAACAGGACATCTCTATAGCTGTAAGAAAGAGAAAGTAACTTTAAAACAAGAAGGCGGTAAGTATATCATTATAAGCTTTGTGGAGGAATAAATGCCACCAAGAAATCATAAAGACTGGGTAAAGAAACCTAACGTTGAGTACATCAGTTCTAAGATTTATTCAGACTGGGATTTATACAGTCAGGAACTAGAGACTATATTTTCTAAAGTATGGGTTCCTGTTTGCCATGAAAGCGAGCTTATAGTCGATAACTGGTACAGAAGTTCTACTATAGCACATACACCTGTTGCTGTTATAAAAAATAAACATGGTATTAACGTATACAAAAATACAGGTCTTCATGGTGTATCAGGACCAATATCCGAAGTGGTTGGTGATAAGCTGCATAGTGAAGTAGGTTATGGCGGTATGGTGTGGACTACACTTAATGATAATCCAGATCAATCTTTAAAGGAATGGCTTAATGGATCATTTGATTGTATTATAGATGCTATAGACACAGAGCCACTAGAAGTGTTTCACTATCATAAGGCAGTCATCGACACTAACTATAAACTTTGGCATGATACTAATAGTGAATTTTATCACGACTTCATGCATTACTTCAATCGTGTGTCTGGTTTCAATGATGAATACTTTGCTCGTAAGAATATCCCGTTTGACAATGGTCACGTTAATGTTAGCTCATTTACAGTTAACTATGAAGAGTACGATGGCTTTGAAGATCGTGGAGAATTATCGTTCCCTAACCTGCCACCAAATCAGTGGTACATGGTTGACCTGTTCCCAGGCTACAACTTTAACCTCCGTGGTAGCGCATATCGTTCAGATACAGTAACCCCTCTTGGACCCGACAAGGTGCTTATTGAGTTTCGTGGTTATGGTTTAAAAAGTGATTCTGCTGAAGATAGACAAACAAGAATTAATCATCACAATAGTATATGGGGACCGTTTGGTAGAAATCTACATGAAGACTTAATTGGTGTGTCTGGTCAAGGTGTGACCATGCGTCCAGGAACAGAGTCCCGCAATATCTTGCATGGTAGACATGAAAACTCTACTATCCATGATGAAGTGGGAATGCGTCATTATTATGCAGAATGGTCTAAGTGGATGGGTGTTGATGCTCAAACAGGTAAGGCAGCGTAATGAAAAGCTTATGTATTGGTGTATGTAGATTAGATTCTATGGGTAAATATTGTGTTGGCTGTGGTAGAACTATAGGACAGATAACTGCAGCAGGTATTGGTAAGTATAATGACACCCCCAAAGTGGAAAAGAAATAATTATAAAAGCCCTATTGTATATTTAGGAGGAGAAGAACCATGTCAATCGAAAAAGGTGGAGAAACCTTTGCAGGGTTTAACAAACCAAAAAGAACTCCAGGCCACCCCAAAAAGTCCCACGCAGTCCTTGCGAGAAAAAATGGCAATCCTCCTAAAGGAAAACTAATACGGTTTGGAGAGAAAGGAGCCAGCACTGCAGGTAAGCCTAAAGCAGGTGAATCTAGGCGTATGAAAATGAAACGTAAATCATTTAAAGCTCGTCATGGAAAAAACATTGCTCGTGGACCCTTAAGCGCAGCGTACTGGGCTAATAAGGTTAAGTGGTAATCATGGAGGACAAATTGTTAGAAGCAGTTCGTAAACATGCAGAAGGTCATGTGGCTAAGCACGTGGCAAATGTTGAAGTCTATTTAGACAACCCTGTTGGGATTGGTGAGCATAGTGATATTATTGATGCTATTGAAACTGAATTAAGCAGTATGGCTAAGTGGCATGAAAAACTAGAGATGCTTGATATATACATTATGGAGGCTAAGGATGGCTGTAAATGCGGCAGGTAACTACACGAAACCGACAATGCGGAAAAACTTGTTTAACAAAATTAAAGCGGGTAGTAAAGGAGGTCGTTCGGGCCAATGGTCGGCACGAAAGGCGCAGATGCTTGCTAAACAGTATAAAGCGAATGGTGGAGGCTATAGAGACTAATGCCAAAGAAACCGTCACAAAAGAGCCTAAGCAAATGGACTTCTCAGAAGTGGCGAACCAAAAGTGGTAAACCTTCTACACAAGGCCCGTTGGCTACTGGAGAGCGTTACATGCCAGCTTCAGCTGTGGCTAGTCTCTCATCAGCAGAACACGCTGCTACCACTAGGGCTAAGAGAAAAGCTACAAAGGCAGGAAAACAATTTAGTAAACAACCTAAAAAGGTTGCAAGCAAAGTAAAACGACATAGAGCGTAAACCCAGGAGTGGTAAATGTCTAGATTTGTACAAGAAACACATAAACAAAAAGATGCTAAGAAACCTCAAGCTACATTACCTAAGGCTGGTTCTTATGATTTAAAAGCTTTAGAAAAAGCTAAGCCTATATACTCAGGCACTGGAGGGAAAAGGTAATGGGACCCGAAGGATACAAAGAGGTTGTTAGTGATGAGCAACTAATCAGTATGGTAGAATCTGGTGTACAGAACTCTACTGGTGATTGGTTAAACTCATCTGAACTAGCACGAGAAAGATTAAAAGCTACTTATGAATATGCAGGAGTGGCTGACTACCACTTATCACCTCAGGGTGTTAGCACAATTGTAGACACATCCACAACAGAAGTAGTTGAAGCTTATACAGCTGTCTTATCTGATTTGTTTCTTACAAATAAAAGACTAGCAAGGTTTATGCCTTGGGATAGCTCCCCTGCAGCAATTCAAGCTGCTAAGGATGCTTCTGACATAACTAACTATTGTTTGTTTAAAAAGAATAACGGATGGGAACTTATACAACAATGGATGAAAGCAGCATTGCTATGGAAGAATGCTGTGTGCCGTTGGGGTTACATTGAAGACTACGATTACGTATTTGAAGAATATGAAAAGATTAGCCAACCAAACCTTGATAAACTATTATCAGAAGATGATGTTGAAATTGTTGGTGACTTAGAATTTGAAAATGTATTTGAACCAATGGATACATTTAATGAACAACCTGAAGCAGAACTTATGTATGTTGATGTTCGTATTCGTAAACGTATTAATAAGTCTCGTGTTAAAATAGAATTAGTCCCACCAGAAAACTTTCGTATATCAAGAGATGCTACTTGCATAACTGATGCAGCGTTTGTTGGTATGCAGACAGAAATGACACGCTCAGAGATTCGTAAATACTACCCCGATATGGCAGAAAGTATTGACGCTTGGGATGAACTTGGTGATGATACATGGTCAGGTAGTTTAAAATACTCTCAAGATATTGCAGCACGTAAACAAGTTACAGGACAAGAGTATACTCAAGGATCCTTACAGCAAGAAACCACACCATTAGAAGCTAATCGTGAAGTAGCTGTTACAGAATGCTGGATGCATGTTGATCGTGATGGTGATGGTATTGCAGAGTTAAAACACTTTATTATAGCAGGGTCTCACATCTTATATGAAGAAGATTGTGATGAGATCCCAATGGCCTCTATTGTTCCTATCGATATTCCATTTGAGTTTTATGGTTTATCAATGGCAGACTTTACACGTAGTTCTACACTGGCATCGACCGCCATCCTACGTGGCTTTGTAGAGAACACATACCTCACTAACTATTCGCCTAAACTGGCTGATCCTAATGTGGTAGACTTCTCTGCATTGCAGAATATGAAACCTAAACAAATCATACCAACTAATGGTAGCCCTGTAGGTGCTGTTCAACAGTTACCCCCTGAGACAATCTCAACAGGTACTGTACCATTGCTTGAGCATTTGCAAATGATTAAAGAGCAAGCCACTGGTATGTCTAAGGCTGCTCAAGGTCTTAATGATACACTATATGTGTCAGGTAATTCTGAGCAAAAGTTATCGGCAGTTCAGTCTGCTGCACAAAAACGTATTCAACATATTGCTCGTAGGTTTGCTGAGACAGGGTTTAAACGTCTTTTGTCTGGTATATATTCTACAATGCGTAGTAATATGAAAGGTAATATGGATTATAATATTGCAGGTGCATTTAAGTCTATCAATATGCAAAACCTACCTTCAACTATGGACTTAGAAGTTTTATTAGATATTGGTGAAAACTCTAACTCTGCATTAATAGGAAAGTATAGTCGTATTGCTGGAGAGATTCTTCCTGCATTATCACAACAAGGTGCAGGTATGATTGTAAAACCAGAAGCTCCAGCTATCCTTGCTACTAAACTAATTGAAGCAATGGATATAGATAGTAATGACTTCTTACAAGATTATAATACAGATGACTTTAAACAAAAAGCTGCTCAGGCTATTCAAGGTCAACAACAAAAAGCTCAAGCAGAACAAGCTTTGCAACAACGTAAGATTGAAGCAGACGCTGCATTAGCAGAAGCAAATGTTGTTTACACTGGTGCTCAAACTAAAAACACTATGGATGATAATTCTAAACAGCTTGCAGTATCTATTGATAAACATTTTCAAGAATGGGCAGATCTTCAAATTAGAGCAACTAAAGAGGGTGCAGAGTTACCAGAACATCCTGGGTATGACCAGATTATTATGTTAGCTAGGCAAATCCTAAGCCCACCTCAACAACAGCCACAACCACAGATGGGACCACAGGGACCTCAGGAGATGATATAAATGGCACATTCGACTATTAGTAAACTTGGTGTAGGAGCTACTCAAGCAGGAACTGCAGTGACAAGCACTTCAAATAATAAAACAGTTGTATTTACAAATGAAACAGACTCTGTAATTACACTTGATCTTAAATGCGCTGGCTCAATTAATGCAGCTGATAAAGGTATTAAAGTCCCAGCAAAAGAATTTCTTAATTACACACATGTTGGTGGACACGGTGCTTGTGTAATGGAGAACATTAAAACATCACACGGTACAGCTGCTCAAACTGATGAGCGTATCTACATCCATCATCGTGTGTAAGTAATGGAAAAGTATCGTAAGACAGCTGAGAAGAAGCTGGGAAACGAAAAGTCATACGGTAATCATAAAATTCATCCTGAAGAACTAGCAAGGCAATCCCATGTTAAGGGGCACTTTGCATCTAGGGAACGGGATGAGTTTTTTGATGAAGTATATGGTGAAGTCTTAATTGACTTTTTCCTTGAGTGGCTCAAGACGGAGCCGCATGAAACTAAATCTCGTGAGTTTCTCTACAGTTCTGCTATGGCACTAGGAAGTGTTAAGGAGAAAATGATGAACTTTGAGATGTACGGAAAGAACATTCCGCACCTACAGGAGGACAACAATGAGAACGATTGATATCGATGCTCTTATAACAAATTACAAAGAAATGATTAATACATTAGAGTATGACTCTATGCGTAGTGCAGGTAAAGCAAAACTTAATGCTGATAAACTTGTACACATGCATTCACTTATTAATCATTATACTAAAATAAAAAATTCTGAAAAGGCTAGTCCTAAAAAGGAGATAGCAAATGGAAAGTAATACCGAAGCGCCTGTAAGCTCTACCCAAACGGATGAACCTACTGCAGAGGTTAATAGTCAAACTGAAGAGGCTTTGCTGGCTGACATCATAGCGAACTCTGAGTTCGTAGATACTCTACCCGATGAGCAAGTACCTGAGTTAGACGCGGAAGATCCTGATGAAGAAGACCCAGAAGAATCAGAAGAATCCGATAATGAAGATGATGAAGAAGAGATTGAAGAAGAAACTGAAGACGACACAGACGAAGAAGATGCTGATGAAGAATCCGCTACCGATGAACCTGATGTGTTTGCTACAGATGACTTGGATCTAGAAGCTAAGGTTGTAGTCAAAATAGATGGCGAACATACCGAAGTTTCTTTTGGTGACCTTATTAAAGGTTACTCTACTGAACAACATCTGTCTAAAAAGGGTCGTGAACTTGGTGATGCAAGAAAACAGTTAGAAGAAGAATACCAAGAAAAGGTTGGAGAAATCCAAAACTTATCTAAGGCATCTGCTGCTATACTGTACTCAAATGAACAAGCTCTTTCTAAAGAGTACCATGATATCGAATCTCAAATTGATAAGGCTCGTAAAGATGGTGATACATATGAAGTTGGCGAATTAAAAGATAAACGAGAACAAGTACAAAAGAGTTATTGGAATGCACGTAATCAACGTGAAGAACTAGTAACTACTCTTCAAAAGTCTGAACAAGCACAAAATGAAAAAGAATGGAATGAACAAATTCAATATTTTAATCAAACCATTCCTGACATGATCCCTGACTTTAATGAAGACACTGCTGTAGCAATTCGTGAATTTGCTATTGAAGAAGGTATTTCTACAGAAGTATTAGATTCAATTGCCGATCCAGTTATTGTAAAGTTTGTCGATGATTATCGTAGGCTTAAACAAGGTATTACTAAAGGTACTGCTAAAAGAAAAGCTACTCCATCTAAAAAGGCTCCGCTTAAAAAGGCTAAAACTACAACCCGCAAAAAACAAGACAAGGCGGCTGAGGTTAAAGCTAGAGCAATGAGTCCTGACTCTTCTAACGAAGATCAAATGGAGTTTTTAAGAGGTCTTGCCAACCAATCTTTAAATCTTTAATACCTCGGAGGTATAATTAATATGGCTAATAATCTTGGTGTTCGCGGAACTGGTGGCCCACAGGGACCAGCTCGCGGAACTGGCAAAGATGTT